CCGGGCGGTCAAGTAGGATAATGTCAGCAATCTCTACCCTACGAGGAACAATCGCTACCGCGCTAACTGACAATACGGCGTGGCAGGTGTTTTCCTTCCCACCTGCCACACCGCTTGCTAATAGCATTGTGGTGCAGCCTGGCGATCCATACATTGAGCCAAGCAACGACCATTACAAAGCAATTAAGCCTAAGGTTAACTTTAAGCTCATAGTGCTAACCCCTATGTTTGACAACCAAGGCAACCTAATTAACATTGAAGATTATTACCTGAATATAGTAAACAAGCTGGAAGCATCATCAATTGCCTATACAATTGGAACTTTCAGCGCCCCAGCAGTCTTAACCGGAACAGCAGGCGATTTGTTGTCCGGGGAAGTATCAATCAGCGTTCTATCCGATTGGAGTTAATATGGCTGATAATGACAAAGAGCGTGAGGCTTTTCTGATCAAGATTGGTCAGGTTGCCCCTAGCGCAGAAAAGAAAGAACCAAAACCAACAAAGAAAGATGAGGAGTAATCGTGGCGATTACGCTTAATAATAAGGTCGGATTGAAAATCAACGCGATTGACCTATCCGATCATTGCACATCAGTAACACTAAATCAGACAGCAGATGAGCTGGAAGTAACCGCCATGGGCGATTCTTCACACAAGTTTGTCAAGGGATTGGAATCAGCTACCCTTACTGTTTCATTTCTCAATGACCAAGCAGCTGCCTCAGTATTAGACACATTGTCAGATGCTTTTGGTACAACAGTTGCATTCAAGCTAATCCAAGACAAAGTTGCAGCAGTAGCAGCAACCAATAAATTATTTACAGGTGATATTTTAATCAATAACCTAACTCCGATTAACGGCGCGGTTGGCGATATGTCCACACAAGATATTACATTTACTGTAAACTCAGTTGTAACAGTAGCCGACACCGGCACGTTCTAATTTAACAAAGGGGCAAAAATGGCAAAGCTAATTATTACTAGGGCAGATGGCACTAAGTCTGATCATCAGATTACGCCAGCAGTAGAGTACGCTTTTGAGCAGCAGTTCCGCAAAGGCTTTCATAAAGCCTTCCGCGAGGATGAAAAGCAAGAGCATATTTATTGGCTTGCATGGGAATGTCTACGCCGCGCTGATGCGCCTGATGTCAAACCTTTTGGCTCAGCGTTTCTTGATACTTTAGCTGCGGTAGATGTGGTGGCAGACGATTCCCCAAATGGCTAACGCGCGATTCCTTTACGTATAGGGTTGCTCAGCTGAGTATCCATACCGGAATTGCGCCTAGCGAGTTTATTAAGATGGACACAGATTTGCTTAAGGCTTTCTATGAAGTCTTAAAGCAACAGGCGAAAGAGCGAGAGAATGCCAATCGTAGTAGAAGGAATCGTAGGGCTTAGGAAAGCCTTGCGAAATTACGATACTAACTTGCTTAAAGAGTTTGATAATAAAGTTAAAGCAGAACTCAAGCCGATTGTAAATGATGCTAGAAGCAAAGTGCCTAATTCTGCACCTGGCAATCTGTATAACTGGACAGACACAGGCAAAGAACGTAAAAGCCGAACAGGCCGAGCAAGGGCGTTTCCTAGTTACAATGCTAGTTTAATAAAAAAAGGTTTGACCTATTCACTAGCAAAAAATAGACAAGACAAAACTGGGTTTGTGTCTATGTTTACTTTGTTTAATAGATCAGCAGCAGGTGCGATAATTGAAACCGCTGGCAGAGCAAACCCATCAGGATCATCACGCAGCGAATCAAATAACCCAAATGCTGGTCGTACCTTTATTGGTGCTATGAATGATATTGGTGGCTTAAAAGATTACAAAGGGCAAGGACAAAAAACAACAGGCCGATTATTGTTTGCAGCGTATTGGCGTAACCGAGGCAAAGCCCTAGATGCGATTATGAAAGCAATTGACGTTGCAAATGTCCAAGTAGGTCGGGAAATTGACAAGAGCAAGAAATTGGTGGCGTAATGGCTTCTTCAGATATTCTAATTAATATCATTGGACAATTCCAAAAAAAGGGATTTAACGATGCAGATAAAGCATTTGGGAAGTTAGAGAAAAGCGCCAAATCATTAGGCCGCGTAATAGGGGTTTCTCTAAGTGCTGCCGCTATAACTGCTTATAGTAAGAAAGCAATATCTGCTGCAAATGCAGACATCAAATCACAAAGACTTTTAGCTGTATCACTTAACAATGTCGGCTTGGCTTACGCTAAAGTAGATGTTGAACAATTCATACAAAGATTGCAAGAACAAACAGGCATTTTAGATGATGAGTTAAGACCTGCATTTGCTCAGTTAGCACAAATAACAGGATCAGTTCGCCGTTCCCAAGAGTTGCTTGGACTTGCTTTTGATGTTTCTGCCGGCTCAGGTAAAGACATTAATTCCGTTGTTGACATTTTGACTAAAGCATTTTTAGGCAATACAAAAGGTTTGAAATCTTTAAACTTAGCTTACACAGATGCCGAACTTAAGGCAATGGATTTCAATAAAGTTGTAACAATCCTATCTCAGCAGTTTGCAGGCCAAGGCGCAGCTTCAGTTGAAGGTTTTGAAGGCAAAATGAACTTGCTCAATGTTGCAGCTTCCAATGCAACAGAAACAATTGGTGTGTCTTTAATAACTGCACTTGAGTTGTTATCAGCCGATAATTCTATTGAAACTGCTACAAAGAAAATGAAAGGTTTTGGAGATGCTATTGCCAATAACATTACGGCAACAGCATATTTAATTAGAGAATTAGGCAAGATACCTGGCGCAGGTGTTCTCGGCAACATATTTGGTTTTATTGAAGATCGGATTTCTTTCTTCTCACCTTCCAATGCCGCTAACCTGTTAAAACAGATTAAAGGCTTTCAAGGTATGGGCAACATATCTGTTACAAAATCTAGCCAAGATACACAAAAGGCACAGATTGATGAAGCAAGACGAGCAGAAGAAGCAGCGCTAAAACGCCAAAAAGAAATCTTGGCATTGTTAAAGCAACAAACTAAACAACAAAAAGCTATGGCCGCTGCTGCCAAAAAACAGAAACAAGAAGAAGGCATTTTATCCGAAATCAATAAGCGGTTTGAAATGGATCGTATACAAATTGCTGCTGCTTTAGGCGGTCAGATTAATGATGTAGAACGCCTACGCCTAGAGCTAATGCAGGCCATTCTTGATGAGGATGTAAAGCGAGCCATTATTCTTGAAGGTCAGTTAATCAAGGCTGAAGCTGAGGCTAAGGAACTAGCTATGTTGCTAGATAGCCTAGATGAAATGGTTGGAGATCCATTTGCTGATTGGCCTGGCACTATCACACGAATTAAGGAACTGCTTAAAACACTTAACATTAAAATACCTATTGAAACCCTATTTGCTGAAAAGGGTTTAAAGCTAGATCAAAACACGATGACAGTTACCAAGCTAGACAGCATGAATGTAAACGCCAATAACGTTTATGTTAATGGTCAGTTGCAAAGTAACGGCGTTATTGCAACAACGCCAGTAATTCCATCAACAGTTCCTAATCCAATAATCCCAATACCTGATTTAACAACTTTAAGTGATCCGGTAATTGCAGCATTTTTAGCAGGTGATCCTGTCGTAATTGCAGCAGTTGAAAACAATGCTTTAGCCAATGCAGCATTAGCTGATGCAGAATTAATACTTGCTGAAGCTTTATTAGCTGAATCTGGTGGCGATGGAGATACTAACATTACTGTCATTGTTGAAGGATCAGTAGTAGCAGCTGAGGATTTGGCTGAAACGATTACCGACATTCAGTACACATATCAGAGAACTGGAAAGGGCTTGCTGTTTAGCAGCATAGCTATCTAATGCCAGCACCGACAGTAAGAGTGTTTGTTGACTTTGACAGCGATACTGCATTTGAAATTAACCCACTTATCCTAGATAGCCTTACTGAAGGTATCTTAGGTACTAATACCCTTGGCTCTGGAACATTGCCAGTTGAGATTACTGACCTAGTAACAAAGATAAACATTCGCAGGGGTCGTAACCGCATAACATCTAAGTTTGAGGCTGGAACCGCTAACGTAGTTCTCTATGATCAAAATGGCGATTGGAATCCCACCAACCCGAATAGCGCCTACTACCCTAACTTAGTACCCTTAAGGCAGATAATCATATTTGCTACTTATGCCACCAATGATTACTTCCTGTTTTCAGGCTTTATCACCAATTACGATACTGGCTTCAGGCAAGGCAATGATGAACTAAGCACAGTTACCCTTAAATGCGTAGATGGCTTTAAGCTTCTTGCAGGCTCAGCCATAGACACAGTAGCAGGCTCAGGGGTGCAGCTCTCAGGGGCTCGCGTGAATGCCATCCTAGACGAGATAGAATGGCCTATAAGCCTACGCAATGTGGATACTGGTGATTCCACCCTACAGGCAGACCCAGGAACCGCCAGAGATGCTTTAGAAGCCTTATTTACAGTAGAGCAGAGCGAGTTTGGCGGCATATTTATAGATGTCAATGGCAGGGTGGATTTTGTCAGCCGTAACAACCTAATTTCTAACCCAGCCTTTCCGGTCTATGAGTTTAGTGATCAAGGCACAGACATCTCCTACACCAATGCAGTAGTAGCGTATGACGATACTACGCTGGTAAATGACGTAACAATCACACGCTTAGGTGGTACAGCTCAGAATGCCTTTGACCAGGCTTCAATTGACAAGTTCTTTCTTCACTCAGGCACACGCTCAGGCATATTGGTACAGACAGATGCAGAGGCTTTAAATCAGGCTCAAGGCATCCTAGCCACACGCAAAGACCCTGAAGTACGCATAGATAGCATTCAGCTAAATCTCTATGATGATACAAACCCCAATAAGCCATTGGCAGGGGTAGACATAGAATTGCTTGATGGTGTAACAGTTACTAAGACTACCCCAGGCTCTAGCAGCGTGGTGCAATCAAGCCTAGTAAATGCTATTCATCACGACATTACCAAGTCATCCTGGATGACTACCCTATACACAACAGAACCGCTACTGGCAGGCTTTGTCTTAGATTCCGATATATCGGGTATACTAGACACAGACGTGTTGAGCTACTAAGGAGAACAAATGGCAGGCGCAGGATATAAGTTGTTTAATACCGGGGATGTGCTTACCGCAGCCCAGGTCAATACGTATTTGAATGAGCAAACAGTTATGGTGTTTGCAAGCTCTGCAGCTCGCACAAGCGCGCTAAGCGGTGTATTGGCTGAAGGCATGATGTCTTACCTACAAGATACTAATTCAGTAGAAGTTTATGATGGTTCAAACTGGGTATCTGTTGGATCCACAGGTGATATTACCGGCATTACAACTGGCACAGATTCAGGTTTATCAGGCGGTGTTACTAGCGGTACAGCAACTTTAAGATTAAAACTAGAGTTTGATGCAGAAACAGGCACTACTTACACTTTAGTAGCAGGCAACCTTAACCAATTGGTAACACTTGATAACGCTAGCCCTATTACTTTAACTGTACCGCCGTCTGTATTTAGCGCGGGTGATGTAATAAACATAGCGCAGATTGGAGCAGGTCAAGTAACACTAGCGCAAGGCGCAGGTGTAACAATAACTAGCACAGGTGCAACCTCTAGCGCACCTAAACTACGCGCTAACAAATCTGCTGCATCTATTATCTGCACAGCATCAAATACATTTTTGGTCGTAGGAGATATAGCGTAATGAGTTTATTGGGCATTATAGCTTCATCTAAATTAGTAGCAGTTCCATTAACTGTTGATTACTTGGTTGTTGCTGGTGGTGGTGGGGCTGGTGGAGTTGAAGGCGGCGGTGGAGGTGGCGGCGGCTTGCGTTGCACAGTAACATCAACTGGCGGTGGTGGTGCTTTAGAAAGTGCTTTGAGTTTAACTGTTTCTACTAATTATGCATTAACAGTTGGAGCTGGAGGATCAGGAACTTCTACTGGAACTGCTACTTCTGGTGCTAATTCTATTTTTTCAACTATCACTTCAACTGGCGGTGGTGCTGGAGGTTATTTCAATAATAGCGCTATTTCTCCTTTGACAGGGGGTTCTGGCGGTGGCGGTGGTGGCGTAGGAACTCAAGGTGGTGCTAATGGAACTGCTAATCAAGGTTTCAGCGGTGGTAATGGTATTCGCGGCAATAATGCTGGAGGCTCTGGCGGTGGCGGTGGTGGAGCTAATGCACAAGGTTCTAACGCAACAGGTTCAGCAAATGCTATAACACCCGGAGCCGGCGGTAATGGTGTTGCAACATCTATAAGCGGTTCTTCAACAACTTATGCTGGCGGTGGCGGTGGTGGAACTGATGATCGCAGCGATGTCGGTTACCAAACTGGAGCAGCAGGTGGAACTGGCGGCGGTGGAACTGGTGCTAATTCAACTTCTTCAAATGTAACGGGTGGTAACGGAACTGCCAATACTGGCGGCGGTGCTGGTGGCGGTGGATATTATAGTGGAACTGGACAATATGGCCCTGGTGGTAATGGTGGTTCAGGTATTATCATTCTTAAATATCCAGTTACATATACTGCAACTTTTAGCGGTGGCGTAACACAAAGCACAACTACAAGTGGTTCATTTAAGATTTCTACTATTACCGCCGCAGGCGTTTCAGATACAGTGAGTTGGGCATAATGGCACATTACGCATATTTAGATGACAACAACATTGTCGTTGCAGTAACAGTTGGCAAAGATGAAACAGAACTAATAGATGGATTAGATACTGAAACCTATTATGCTTTGGGAACGCCTTATTCAGTTAAGCGCACTTCATACAATGGCAATATCCGCAAGCAGTATGCTGGCATAGGTTATAGTTATGACCCTGTTGCAGATGTATTTATTGCGCCACAGCCTTATCCATCTTGGTCACTAGATGAGAACTTTGATTGGCAACCGCCAACACCTAGACCTGCAGGTATGCGTTGGTATTGGGATGAAGATAGCTTAATTTGGATTGAAGTAAATGCCTAAACTATGCAAAGCTGGTCAGCAATTACGCGAGCAGATAGATGATGCGTTCCCCGATAGAGATAGAACTTCACCAGAGGGGTGGCTCGGTGATCAACGTCATGCAGCGCGTAAGTCCGATCACAATCCAACTGCTGAAGGCATTGTACGTGCCATTGACATTAACGCTAATCTGCAAACCAACCCAGCCGAAGCATTTGATTTGGCAGATCAGTTACGGCTACTTGCCAGAACTGATAAAAGAATCAGCTACATTATCTTCAACAGCAAAATTGCGAGTTGGAAGAAAAACTACAAGTGGAGAAAATACACAGGCATAAATCCACATAAGACACATATTCACATTAGCTTTACTGCTAAGGGCGATAGAGATGGCAGTATGTTTGAAATACCGATACTAACAGGAGAGCCCTTAAATGGAACAAGCAAAGCAAGTAAGCGCAAGTTGGGCGAGAAGCTTTTTAGCCGCCGGAATAGCAACCTATTTAGCGGTGGGCTGGGATGCACATGCAATTGTAAATGCAGCGTTAGTAGCAAGCCTTCCAGTAATCTTGAGATGGCTTAACCCTAACGATTTGGCATTTGGTCGGCGTTGAGCCCGGCTGAATGGGCAGGCTTTGTAGCTGCCACCTTATCGTGCTGCGCCCTTATTGTCGGCGGTCTTAGATATATTATTAGACATGAAGTGCCAGCAATACTTGAGGCATCAAATATCGTGTCGCGCATAGATAAACTTGAATCAATGGTCTTAGAATTGCTTACTCATGAGCGCAAGAAGAAT